AGTTTAAAGTTAGAGCCATTAGATATGCTTGAAGCCCCAGTTGCTTGTGTGTTATATAATCTAATGCCATCAACAACACTAGCTTGTGGTAAAGTACCACCACCAAAATTAGTTGAAAATATTTGGCTTTCTGAGTATGAAGGTATTTGTGAAGTTTGCCAAGTTAAAAAGCTATACTTACTTGAATTTCCCAAATTGTATAAATAAATATAAGAGTTTATTCCCTCTATTGATTGATTAGATATACCATTATTAACTGGTGGTAAACTACTACTAACTGTACTTTTATATTCATTAGTGCCACCATTAGCTCTTATTCTTTGATTAGCCCATTGATAAACTGAGCCACTTTCTAAAACACCACTTTCATAAAGTCTTATCAAGATAAGGTCATAATCTGTACCTGTTGTGCCAACATTGTTATAGGTTAAAAGGTGTACATCATATACATTTTCTTTTATATCTAAGAAATCAATAGTTGCAGATGTGCCATCAGCAGTTTGTTCTGCAATAAGTTCTAATGAGCCACCCCAATGACCATCTTTTTCTAATTGCAGTATTTCACTAGGTGTATATAAACCTGTATTCTTTTTAACATCATTTGGTTGTGTACCTAGATAAGGCATAAATTACCTTTCTAAGTTTGTCTTAAAAATGATACATTGTATTCTGCACTAGAAGCTGCAGAGCATAATCCCTGTAATATATCCCCTGTTTCTAATGTTATTTTTGTTGTGATCTCTATTGTTGTGCCAAAAGGTAGTGAAACATCATTTAAGATGTGTCTTAAACTTCCACCTGATTTAGTCACACTTAGATCAATAGTAACATCAGAACTAGAGCCACTTACATTAGATACTAAAATGCCAATTACAGTTTCAGTAGTTGAAGCAGGAACTGCATCAATAATATCTGCTGTTGATGTTCCTAAAACTCCCTGTACTGAATGTAGTGTATCTGCCATAACTTTTCCTTTCTTAGCTTAATGCCAATACTAAACCTAAGCTAACTCCTGCACTTGCAAGATTAGCTATATCCTGTGCTGTTGTCTTTTTAATGTTATTACTATCATCAACATCAGCAATTAAGATTTCATCTCCTCCTGCAAGAGTAGCAGTAGATTCTGAATTAATATCTACATTAAGTGTTACTGTACCAGAAGTTCCTCCACCAGATAAACCATTACCTGCTGTTACTCCCTCAATATCTCCTGCTTCTGCCCCTATCCAAGCAGATCCATTCCATGCTTTAAGCTGATCAACTGATTTATCATAAAATATAGTTCCCTCAACTTTATTTGTTAGAGCTGCATTAGCTGCTGTTTCATCATCATAAATAAAGACTATTGAATCCTGAATGTCTTGAAACCTAGCTTCTGTTACTAGATCTCCTGTTGTCCAATCAAACCATGCACCTGCTGCCATGTATTATCTCCTTAATTCTTTCTAAGTATAACTTATGTTAGTATCAATTCCTAGTTTTGACACACCTAGTATCCAAGCTCCTGTTTCAGCAGGGGATAACCCAATCTGCCAATTCCAAGTTTTATTTCTAGCATCTACTGTATGTTTAATTCTTTCAATAAACAATTCATAAGTTTCTGTTGTAGCTGCTGTAGTGGTAACACTTGCCTGAACAAAGCTTCCTAAATCTAATCCTAGTGCCTTAGCCCATAAATTAACATTTTCTCTAGGAGCAAAAGATAATGATTCAATCTGTGTCTGTGGTATGTCATTAGCTACAGTTATCTGCTCTGCAATAGATAAAACATCTGAATCCTGTGTATTTAAAGTGCCTGATTGTACTAAAACATTAGAGCCAAATCTATCTACTGAATCAGAACTTACTGCAATCTGTGTTGTACCACCTGTTCTAGTTCTCTGAACTGTATTTATAATTTTTTCATCATCATAAGAGCTTTTTATATCTACATAGTTAAGCTCTCCTACACCCTGCCCAAAATTTGCTTCTGGTGTAGTTGTGTTAGCCAATCTATAGTTTCTATCTCTAAAAGTTGCATCTCCATTAGCAGCAATAAAAAATGTGCCATTCTCTGCTAGTTCTACAGCTCTAAGTGCAGCTAATACAGTATCTGTTTCAGGTTGTACCTGAACTTCTAGTTGTCCTGTAGATATTGCCTGATTTGTATAACCAAAGCTATCAAGTATGTTTTTAGCCCTTACAGAGCTTAATTCTTGTGCTTGTGTAAGTGTAAGCCTAGTTGTTGTACCTAGCTTAGAAATACCTAACTGCCACCCAAAACCATTCAAAGTAGCATTATTAAACAGTTTAAAGGCATCTACACATTGTAATTTAGTTTCTGAATCAGATCCCTGAGCAGGATAATTAACAGGAAAGCTCTCAACAAAACCATGAAAAAGAGTATATGTAGAGCCACCATAATCAGCTTTTATTCTTATTCTTTTTAATGGTTGCACCTTAGTTCTGTTATTTACTGCATCATAATAATGTGTTGTTTGATTAGGAGAAAACCTGTTATCTGTATTAGTAAGCACAACTGTAACTGCAGCTGGATTAAAATCAGCTAAGTTTGTTGCTCTACCTCTGTTTATACTAAATCTTCTTAGATAAGGAGAAACATCAGTAAAAGTTTGTGTGCTATCTAGTGGATTAGAGTCAAAAGCAATCTCTACTGTTAAATCAACATTAGAATCAAAAGGAACACTCATTATCTAATAGCATAACCTTTTTTGGCTAATCTCTCTTGTGTTACTTGTAAAAAATCCTCTGCATTGTCTGAAAGCTCAACTTTTACACTTACTTCTTGTTGTGCTTGTCCACTAATAGGAGCTGAAACAGTTGCCTGATCACTTACAACAGGAGCTGCTATTGGAGCTGCACCAACTAAAGGAGATGGTGTAAATCCCATTGGCAAATCTAGTTGTGCTAATTGTTCATCTACAATAGCAACTAAACTTTTTCCCTGAACTTGTTCTAAAAATTCTCTGTATTTATTTAAAGCACCATTGATAGCCTCTGCCCAACTAATATTAAGAACATCAGCTGCCTCTAGTATTTGTGCTTGAAAGTCATCTGTTGAAAATAAATCTAATACCTCTTGTAGGTTTTGTGCAGCTTCAAGCTGTATATCCATAGAACTTGTGCCTTTATCAGTTGCCTCATCTAATTCTTTTTGTGCATCTATAGCTCTTTTTCTAGCTTCTACCAATTGATCAGACTCTCTACCTAAAGCAAGTTCAACTAATCTTAATTCCTCTTGTGCTACAGCTAATTCCTCAGTAACATTTTTCCCCTGATTTTGAAAGAATGTTAATTCTGCTATTTGTTGTTGTAATTCCTTTTTTCTTAGTGCTTCTTGTGCAGTAAGTAATCCCTCTTCTTCTAAAGCTCTGTTAAGATCTGTTTGTGCATCATCTCTATCCTCTTGTAAATCAGTTAAATCTGCTATTTGTGTATTAGTTAAACCTAAAACTTTAGCTAGTTTTTCTGCTACAGGTAAAATATCTTTACTTATTGATTTAGCAAATTTTTTGTTTTGTGGAATTAATATGCCTGTTACTTGTCTGTAACCTTTTAATTGTTTGTTTATTATTTCTGTGTTATTTGCATAGTTTTCAAACTGTTTAACAAGATCTTGTGTTGCAACTTTTTCTGCTTTAGAAATTTCAATATTAGCTTTTCTTACAATACCAAAACCTTTTAAAATAGAGCTTATTGCTTCAAACCTAGACAAAGTTTTTTCATCTAAGTCAAATAAATTAGCATCTCCATCTCCAAAATCTCTAAATTGTTCAAATAGTTCTACTGTACCTAATAAGACTAAATTTAGATCAGAAAACTTATCTATTAACTCTGGTGTTGATTCTTCCCTTAATTCATTAAAAACTCTAAGAACTTCTCCTGCAGCAGGTAATAATTCCTCTCCAAGCTCTTCTGATAATTCTTGTGTAGCTGATCTTGCTATTAAAGTTTGTGCTGCAAATCCTGCTGCTTCTCTAGCTGCATTACCCTGCTGAACAGAAGATCTTTCAAATATTAATGCAGTTGTTGCTAATGCTTTTTCTTGTCTAGTAAGAGCATCAGCACTATCTTTTCCTGTTTGTTCAAAAGCTTTAGTTTGTACCTCAGCTTCTGTTATAGCTATACCATAAGTTTTTAGAGCTTCTCTTTCCCCTACTAAAGCAGATCTAAAAGCTTGTAATACAGGTGCTGCACCTGCTGTAATATTGTTAAATGATGCAATATCTCCTGCTAAATCAAATAATTCTGATGATAAGTCTGCTGATTCAGATTGTGTAAAACCTATACCCTGTGCAACTGAGCCAAAGACTGATATAAGTTGTTGTGCCTCTGCTGCTGTTAAACCAAATAGATTAGCATTTTGTTTTAATTGACTATTTAACTTTTCTGCAGCTCCACCAAAAGTTGTACTAAATGCTCCTGCTGCTTCTTGTGCTGCTGATGCAGCTTGTATTGCTGCAAAAGAAAAATCTAAAAGAGATTTACCTGCTATTGTTGCTGCACCTGCAATAGCAAATTTACTAGCACCAGACATACCTGCAGCAAATTGTGCATTAGCTTTAGCAGATTTATCTACAGAATTATCAACACCTTTAATATCTTTTTCAAATTTATTAAGTTGTCTACCTGCTTTATCAACTCCAATGAGTTTTAAAAACATTTCTAAAGTGGCTCTAGCCATTTTATCTCCTCAATTTAGATTGAGCTTTAGCCTCTGTGATAGCTTTTTGCTCTTTCTTGTTCTTATCTATGTAGTATAACTTCCAAGACTCAAATTCTTGCACACTCAATGATTTTCTAAGAGTATCAACAGTCATTCCTAAATCCATAGCTAATCTAAATTCAAAAGCTAGTTCTGTATTATTCTGGAAACTGATCAGCTATATTAGCCTGATCCTCCTTAGTCCAAGCCATGCACCTGTATATCCCTATAAGAACTTTATCAACTATTGTTGGTGTTGCTTTAGAATAAAACTCTTCTACTTGATCTAATGTTTCAAACTCAGGATCTTTTAATCCTTTAAGCAATAGATGTTTTTCAAAGAGAATCTCATCTCTAGCTCCATCAATTTCTGATAATTTATTTATCTCAACTGCATCTGCTTTAGTTAAGCCTGTAACAATAACTGTTGCATCCCATTCAGAAATCTCTATTTCTTTAGTAGGAAGTGCAGGAGCATTAGATATATCATCTAGTTTAAGCCTCTTCAAGATAACCTCTTTTCTGTTGTGAATTACTTAATTATATTTTAAGCAGTTCCCTCAGTTACATCTCCAGAAACTTGAAAAGCAGCTGTAAAAGTAACAGCTCCACCAATATCAGGTGTTCTATCATAAGAAGTCATTATTGCTTCTCCTGATGCTTTAGGATTTCCTCCTGTAGTTCCAATTGGATAGAACTCAAAAGATCCCTCTGCTCCAAGTATTCCAGATAAGTAACCATCAACAGTTGCATCAAAAGAGCCTGAGATTGTTAGTGTTGCATCTTTAAGTCCTGCTACAAAAGCTTTAGAACTATTACTAAATGCTGAAACCTCAGCTACATCAGCAGTTCTTGAAATAGAAACATCAGTAAGAACATCAGAGATATCTCTTAAAGTTCCACCAGAATCATCAATCTTGAATGCTGCATTCTTTCCATGTGTAAATGTTGGCATTTATCTTTCTCCTCTATATTTATTTCTGTGCAAAACTAACTGCTGCTGTTATGCTACCTGATCCACCAAAAGTTAGAACAGCTCTTGCATATCTTGCAGGATTAGTATCACTTGTCTTTAATTCTGATGTTGTACCTGTTGCCTGAGTAAAAGTTATATAATCAGAAAAAGTTACATTATCAGCACTTGTTTGTATTTTAACATCTAATGTTGGAGATCCACTACTTACAGTACAATGTAGCACTCCTGCACCACCATTAGTTCCTGCTGCTCCATAATCTACTCCTACTTCATTAGATGAACTTGTTATAGCTGTTGGAGCTAATAAGCTCTTACCATTATGTGCATCTCCATCAAATTGGAATGCTACAGCTACTGCAACAACTGAGCCAATGTCTGCTGATCTATCATAAGAAGTTTCAATGACATTACCAAACTC